CGAGGGCGACGGCGCGCTCATCTGCTCCGCGGCCTCGGCCCGGGCCTGGCTCGCCCACGGCTGGGCGCCCGCGACGCCCCTGCCCGCCATCGCCGCGCCCTCGGACGTGGTGGCCGCCCTGGACGGGCGGCCGAAGCTCGAAGTGAGACCTGTGGGAGCGGCCGAATGAGCCGCGATCAATCGCGGGCAAGCCCGCTCCCACAGGGTGAATGAGTGAATGAGTAAAGGAGTGAAACCGTGATGAAACGCCTGCACCACCTGCTGCTGATCCCCCTGATCGTCCTCGCCTCGCTGGCCTGCGCGCCGGCGCGCGCGGCGGACTTCACCGATTTCTTCGAGAACAAGGTCGCCGATCACTTTTTCCGCGGCACCGCCTACTCCCCGGCGGGGCCGTGGTACGTGGGGCTGATGACGGCGGCCGCGAACTGCGACACCGGCTCGGTGACCGAGGTCTCCGGCGGGAGCTATGCCAGGGTGTCCGTCACCAAGGCCGACGGCTCCTGGAAGGGCACCCACGGCTCGGCCACCGGGGCGAGCTCCGGCACCAACGGCACGATCAGCAACGCCGCGGCCATTACGTTCCCCGCGCCCACCGCCAACTGGGGCGTCGTCACCCACTTCGGTGTCTGGGACGCCGCGAGCAGCGGCAACCTCATCCTGTGCAAGACGCTCACGCAGAGCAAGACCATCAACAACGGCGACGCCGCGCCGAGCTTCGCCATCGACGCGTTGACCGTCCAGGTGGACAACTGACATGCGCGCCGCCCTCGCCTTGATTCTCGCCCTGATCGCGGCCCCAGCCGGCGCCGTGTGCACCCAGACCGGCTACCTGCAGCAGGCCGAGATCCTGCCCACCGGGGTCGCCACCTTCTACCTGGCGCCCAACCCCTCTGTACGCATCGCCTACGCCTACACCACGGACAACGAACGGCTGATAGGGGTCCTCTCGGAAAAGATCCAGGGCATTGGCGGTGTCAAGGTCACCCTGATCGGCGACGCCGCGATCTGTCCCGCCATCGGCCCTACCCGGCCGGCGGGCGTGATTACCCGCGTCATCGCCGGGGAGTGACGGGCGCGGATGGCCCACAGCTTCGGCACCAAGGCGCGGCTGCCGGCGACGGCGACCACCACCAGCGCCAATCCCGCGACCTTCACCATCAATTGCCCGGCCGGGACGACAGTCCTGTGGCTGGGCATCGTGGTAGCGGGGACGACGGCCCGGGCGGGGGGCGATCCGACCTACAACAGCGTGGCGATGACGGCGGGGGCGGGGAAGACCAACGCCGGCGGCACCCCGGAAACCTGCGCCGAGACGTGGTACATGCTGAGCCCGCCCACCGGGCAGGACCTCACGATCAGCGTGCCCAACACCGGCACCCGCAGCATGATCCTGATCGCCGCCACCGCGGCGGCGCAGTCCGGGTACACCTCCGTCAAGTCAGGCGCCTCGGTGGCGACGCCCGGCAGCAGCACCAACCCGAGCGCCAACAGTTCCACCGGCGCGGTGGGCGACATGTGTTTCGCCATGATCGGCAACGGGGCCGGCACCTGGAGCCCGAGTGGGCGCACCGGCACGCAGCTCTATGACTGGGACGCCGGCTCCTGGGGCGGCGGCGCGCAGTATTTCGTCGCCACCGGCGCCGGCGCCCAGGCGATGAACTGGACCTTCGGGACCAGCGAGGACTGGATCATCGAGATTGACAGATTCACCGAGGCCATTCAGGGCGCGGTCCTCGAAGGCGCCGCCGCCGCCCAGGCCGCCGCCACCGGCGCCCTCTCCACCGGCATTCAGATGGCCGGCGCCGCCCTGGTGGCGGCCACCGGCACGGGCGCCATCACGACCGGCATTCCCCTCGGCGGCGCCGCAGGCGCTGTAGGTGCGGCTTCAGCCGCACTCAGCACCAGCATCAACATGGCGGGGGCGGGGGCGGGCGAGGCCACGGCCGCCGGCGCCCTCACCACCGCCATCCAGTTGGCCGGCACGGCCGCCGCCCAGGCGCTCGCGACCGGCGTGCTTGCCACCCCGCCCATCGAACTCGAGGGCGCCGCCGCGGCCGCCGCCGCCGCCCAAGGGGCTCTCGACACCGCCATCCATTTGGCCGGGAGCGGCGCCGGGGTCGCGGTCGCCAACGGCAGCCTCACCGCCTTCATCGTGCTCACCGGCGACGCGCTGGCCCAGGCTGCCGCCGCGGCGGGGCTCTCCACCGCCATCCAGTTGGTGGGGGCGGGCGCCGGCGAGGCCGGCGCCACGGGCGATCTGACCGCCCCCGGGCAGGGCCTCGCGGGCGCGGCGGCCGCTCAGGCCACGGCCACCGGCGAACTGACCATTCAGATCCGGCTCGCGGGCGCGGCCGTGGCTGAGGCTCTGGCTGGCGCCGGGCTCACCACCGGCATTCCCATCGAGGGCGCCGCGGCGGGGCAGGCCGCCGCCTCCGGCAGCCTCAGCACCGGCGTCGCGATTCCCCTGGAGGGCGTCGCGGTGGCCGCCGCCGATGCCGCCGGCACGCTCAGCACCGAGATCCGGCTCGCGGGCGCTGCCGCCGCCGCCGGCCAGGGCAACGGGGATCTCACCATCGAGATCCAGCTCGCCGGCGCGGCCGCCGCCCAGGCGCTCGCCGCCGGGGCGCTCGCCACCGCCATCCGCCTGGAGGGCGCGGCGCTGGCCGCGGCCGCCGCTTCGGGGCTGCTCACCGAGCGCGTGCTCGCGCCCATGCTGGGGTACATCGCCCGCGCGGCCGGGCGCAGCTTCGCTGTTCGCGGGCAAGCCCGCTCCCACACGGCACGCGCCAAGGGGAGGACATGGCTGGCGTCATAGGCTTCGACGAGAAGGACCCGGAAGAGGTCGTGACCCTGACCTTCGATTTCACGGACGAGCTGGGGGCGGAGACCATCGAGCCCGGGCCCGCCGTCACCATCGCCGTGCGCAAGGGTGCCGACCCGGACGTGGCGCAGGTGGTGAACGGCGCGCCCCAGGTATCGGGCGCGACGGTGTTGCAGAGCGTGAAAGCCGGGGTGGCCGGCGTGGACTACGCCGTGCGCTGCAAGGTCACCACCTCGGGCGGGCGGGTGCTGGTGCTCGGGCGCGTGCTGCCGGTGAGGAACGCGGTATGAGCCACCCTTCACTCCTTCACCCTTCACCCTTCACCGCGCCCGGAGGGCGCGATGGATGACGTGGATCGCGGACAAGCCCGCGCCGAGGAAATTCTGGCTGACGCGCTGGCCGAGCAGGCGCGGCGCCACCCGCATATTGATCCCGGCGACTGGGAGCGGGCAAGCGCCAAGTGGTGCGCTGCCTGCGGCGATCGCGTGCCTGATCGCCGGCGCCGGGCGCTGCCTGGGGTGCAGTTGTGCGTCGAGTGCGCGCGGGATGCGGAGGTGAGGCGATGATCAGCGGCGAGACGATGGTGTGGGTGAGCCTGGGCGAGATCGCGTCGGGCTTCGGGTTTCTGGTGGGCGTGTTGTGGGTGTTCCTGCGGGTGCTGGTGTGGCAGTGGCGGCGCGAGCTGGACCTGCGCTTCGCCGCCGAGGCCGAGAAGCGCGTCGATCGCCAGGCCGAGATCGACCGGCGCTTCGTCACGCTGGACCATCATATTCAGGAGGAGCCCGAGCACTGGGCCGACATCTACGGGCGGCTCAATCGCTTGGACGAGCGCAGCGCGCGCATGGAGGGCCAGTTCGAGGGTGTGCAGGAGGCGCTGAAGCCGGTGCGCGAGCAGCTCGGGCGCATCAACCAATATCTGCTGGACAAGGAGGGCTGATGGGTTACGAAACATTCGACGACGAGGACCGGCGGCTCACGATCCTCTCCATTCTGGCGGGGGCGGCGGGCTACCGCGAGAGCGAGAACTTCATCCGCCGGGTGCTCGACCGCGTGTTTGCCCACCGCATCTCGGTCGACCGCATGCGCTCGGACCTGGCCTGGCTCGCCGAGCAGGGCCTGGTGGGCCTGGAGCAGACCCCGGCTGGGACGCTCGCCACCCTCACCGCCCGCGGGCTCGACGCCTCCCGGGGCGCGGCCCAGGTGCCCGGCGTGCGCCGGCCCGATCCGCCCTCCGGCACCTGGGGGAGCTGATGCCCCCGCGCTCCAAGCTCGACCTGCTCCCGGACGAGATCCGCCAGGAGCTCACCCGCAAGCTGATCGCCAACGCCTTCGGCAAGTACGAAGAGATCGCCGAATGGCTGGGCACCCAGGGCTGCGAGATTCGGAAGTCGGCCCTGCACGACTACGGGCAGCGGCTGCGCAAGCTGATCGAGCGCCAGAGCCGCACCACCCGGGCGGCCGAGGCGCTCATGGCCGAGGCCCCCGACGAGCAGGCCGCCCGCTCGGCGGCGATCATCGCCACCGCGGAGACCGACCTGTTCGACCTGCTCGCGGACCTGCAGGAGACCGATGAGCTCTCGGTGCCGGAGCGCCTCAAGCTCCTCTCGCAGGTGAGCCGCGCCTCGGCGGACCTGTCGCGCGCCGGGATCAGCGTCGGGCGCTACCGGCACGAGGTGGAGGCGCGGGTGAAGGCGGCCGAGGACAAGGTGTCGAAGATCGCGACCAAGGGCGGCATCGCCCCGGCCCAGTCCGAGGCGATCCGCGCCGCCATCCGCGAGATCGTGGGGTAGCGCAGGCGCCCCGCCTGCCGTCGTCATGGGCGCATCCCAATCCTCCCCCCCCGCTCCCTCGCCTGCAGGCCAGGGGCCTGCGCTAAAGCTCTACCCCTACCAGCGGCGCTGGCTGCGGGACAGGAGCCGCTTCAAGGTCGGCATGTTCGCGCGCCAGACCGGCAAGACCTGGACCACGACCCTGGAGATCGTGCTCGACTGCCTGGAGGCCGAGGCCGACGGGCGCGAGGTGCTGTGGGTCATCCTCTCCCGGGGCGAGCGCCAGGCGCGCGAGGCCATGTACGCGGGGGTGAAACGGCATTTGAAGATGTTTGAGCGGGCGTTCGAGATCCTCGAATACGACTGGTCGCCGGCGGTGAAGGCCCTGGAGGTGCAGTTCCCGGGCGGGAGCCGCATCGTGGCGCTGCCCGCCAACCCCGACACCGCGAGGGGCTTTTCCGGCAACGTGTTCCTGGACGAGTTCGCGATTCACCAGGACTCGCGCGGGATCTGGGGGGCGCTGTTCCCGATCGTCTCGGCCGGCTTCAAGCTGCGGGTCACCTCCACGCCCAAGGGCAAGGGCAATAAGTTCTACGAGCTCATGACCGCCGAGGACTCCATCTGGACGCGGCACACCGTGGACATCCACCAGGCCGTGGCGGATGGGCTGCCGCGCGACGTGGCGGAGCTGGAGGCCGGGCTGCACGACCCGGACCTGTGGGCGCAGGAGTACGAACTGAAATGGCTGGACGAGGCCAGCGCCTGGCTCGACTTCCAGTTGATCTACGGCTGCGAGGACGCGGGGGCGGGCGATCCGGAGGCCTACCAGGGTGGCCCCTGCTTCGTCGGCGTGGACATCGCCGCGCGCCACGATCTGTTCGTTATATGGGTGGCTGAGGCCGTGGGCGACGTGCTCTGGACCCGGGAGGTCATCGCCCGCCGGCGCATCCCCTTCGCCGAGCAGGACGCGCTCCTGGCCGGCGTGTTCGAGCGCTACAAGGTGGCGCGGGCCTGCATGGACCAAACCGGCATGGGGGAGAAGCCGGTGGAGGACGCCCAGCGCCGCCACGGCAGCACCCGGGTCGAGGGGGTGCTGTTCACGGGCCCCACCAAATTACTACTGGCCACCGCGGGCCGGGAGCGCTTCGAGGACCGGCGCATCCGCATCCCCGAGGGCAGCTACGAGCTGCGGGCGGATCTCCATTCCCTCAAGAAGGTGGACTCCCCGAGCGGGGCGCCGCGCTTCGTGGTGGAGGACGAGGGGGCGGCCAGCCACGCCGACCGGGCATGGGCGTGTTTTCTGGCGTGTTACGCGGCGAGCACGCCCCCGGCGCCCATCGAATTCCAGTCCACCGGCCGGCGGGCGAGCTTGGCCTTAAGCGCGCAGGGGTCCGGGGCGCCCGCCCGCCCGGACCCCGACCGGGGTTTCGGCGTGGTGCCCTGCGGCACGGACTTCGGGGGGTGGGCGTGATGGGGCAAATACCCCAAAAAGAAAGGGGCCCGGTGGTCCGGGGCTGCGCGTCCCCGAGGCGTGCTGGAGGGCCGCGTGGCGCGCTCCAGCCACCCTACCCCTACCCGGACCCGTCCAGTCCCGCCCGGTGCGTTTACAAACGATTTAAAAACGCGTTACGGGCCATCCGTGGAGCCGCCTGCCGTCATCAGTTTGGCGCGAACCAGCGTTTCGATGCGATCTACCCGACCCTGGTACGTGCCTTTCAGGGTCTGGTTGATCATCGCCACGGACACCCCGAGGCGCCTGGAGACCTGCCCCTGGCTGGTGCGGTCGCACTCGTTGCGCAGTGCGATCATCCAGTCCGCGTCGATGGGATAAAAGGGGGTCGCGCGCTCGGCCCGCACGGGCCGCTCGCGCCTGAACGCCACCAAACTCCGCGCGCACTCGATGGGGCTGGCCAGACGCTGTTCCGAGGCTCGCGCGCGCGTCTCCGCTGCGGCGATCCGTTCCAGCGTTCGCGCCTCGGTCTGGGCCAACTCGCTGCTGATGGCTGCCAGGCGTTCCTGATAGCCGCCGAAGATGAATCGGCCAGCCGGGATCACGGCGCCGCGTGCCTCGAAGAAGGCCCACACCGCAGCCTCCCACTCCACGTCGAGTCGGCGCAGCCAGGCGCGATCGGCCCGCTCCCGGCTCACGGGCGAGAGCAGCCAGGTGTAAACCGGCAGCCTCAGGATCGGCACGCAGGGCTGTTCCAGGACGCGCCCTCCGGCGCAGACGACCCGAAACATCCGGGTGCCATAGCGCCACCCGTCGCGCAGCAGTTTCTCGCGCTGCCACGGCCAGGCGAGCCCCAGCCGCTCGACGATGGGCGCCATTGGCACGTAGTAGCGCCCATCGACCTCGATGACGGAGACGCTCTCACCGGCGTCCAGCGGCAGGGCAATGATCGGGTGATCCTGGCTCACGGGTTCTCTCCTGTCAGAGCCCCCGCACCGGGCGGGGGGCGGCCGGGCGCTGAAAACCGCGAGCAAGGGGCGGCGGGTTGATTCCCCCCGGAGGGGTCTTGTATTCACCGCACGCCCGGCCAGAGACGAAACCTGGGCACGACAGAACCGCGAACTCTCGGGCGCGGGGACCGCTCGGCTCGGGTGTTTTCAGCACCTGGACGCAGTGTCGCCGCCCGCCGCCCACCCCGTTAATGCCGCACAAATCATGCAGAAGCCATCATGATTGATCCAAATCAAATTCCCGCCACCCCCGAGCGGAACGAAATCGCCACCACCCGCGACGGGCGCGACATCACCCGCGGCTACATCCTGCCGATGGCCTCCCTCGCCCCCCAGGACGAGGTGCTGGCGGCCCGGGGCGCGGGCAACTACACGCTGTACCGCGAGGTGCTGCGCGACGACCAGGTGGCGGCGGTGTTCGCCCAGCGGCGCCTGGCGGTGACCTCCTGCGAGTGGGAGGTGCGCCCCGGCGGCGAGAAGCGCCTGGACCGCCAGGCCGCGGAGTTCCTGAAGGAGCAGTTGAAGCGCTTGTCCTGGGACGCCATCACCGAGCGCATGTTATACGGCGTGTTCTACGGCTACGCGGTGGCCGAGTGCCTGTGGGGGCGCGAGGGCGCCCGGGTGACGCTGGAGGCCATCAAGGTGCGCGACCGGCGCCGCTTCGCCTACGACGGCGAGATGCGCCTGCGACTGCGCACCAGCGCGGCCTACGAGCCCGGCGAGCTCCTGCCTCCCGCTAAGTTCTGGAGCTTCTGCACCGGGGCCGATCACGACGACGAGCCCTACGGCCTGGGGCTCGCCCACTGGCTCTACTGGCCGGTGTTCTTCAAGCGCCACGGCGTCAAGTTCTGGCTCATCTTCCTGGAGAAGTTCGGTATGCCCACCGGCCTGGGCAAGTATCCCGCCGGCACCTCGCCCTCCGACCAGGCGAAGCTGCTGGAGGCGGTGCAGGCCATCGCCACCGACTCCGGGGTGATCGTCCCCGACGGCATGCTCCTGGGGCTGGTGGAGGCCGCCCGCTCGGGCACCGCGGACTACACCGCGCTCGTCAACATGATGAACGCGGCCATCGCCAAGGTGGTGCTGGGACAGACGCTGACCACCGAGGCGGTGGGCGGCCAGTACAAGGCCGAGGTGCAGATGGACGTGAGGCAGGACCTGGTCAAGGCCGACGCGGATCTCGTGTGTCAGTCGTTCAACCGCTCGGTGGCGAAGTGGCTCACCGAGTGGAACTTCCCCGGCGCCGCCACCCCCGAGGTGTGGCGCCTGGTCGAGAAACCCGAGGACCTCTCCGAGCTGGCGACCCGCGACAAGACCCTCAGCGAGGTCGGCTACAAGCCCACCCTCGCCCGGGTCCAGGAGACCTACGGCGAGGGCTACGAGCCGGCGGCGCCGGTGGGAGCGCCCCCTTCGTCCGTTCGTCCTGAGTTTGTCGAAGGACGAACGCTCAGGACAGGCTTGGGCGCTCCCACAGGAGAGGGGGCGGAGTTCGCCGAGGCCCCGGAATTCCCCGACCAGGCGGCGCTCGACGCCGCGATCGACGCCATCGGCGCCGGCGAGCTGAACGCCCAGGGCCGCCGGCTCCTCGCCCCCATCGTCGAGCGGCTGCGCGAGGGCATGGACCCCACGGATCTGCTGGGCTGGCTCGCCGAGGCCTATCCCGAGATGGACGATGGCCGCCTGCAGGAGACCCTGGCGCGCATGATCTTCGCCTCCGAGTTGTGGGGCCGGCTCTCCGCGCGCGAGGAGTTGTGAGTGCCTGAGCCCACCGCCGCCGACCTGCGGGTGGCGTTCCGCCTGCCGCCGCGCGACGCGGTGCGCTTCTTCGAGGCGAAGGGCTACCGCATCACCTGGGACTGGCGCGAGATGGAGGGCGAGGCCCATGCCAAGGCGTTCACGGTGGCCCGCGCCTCGCGCCTCGACATCCTGCAGGACATCCGCGGCGCCGTGGACACGGCGCTGAAAGAGGGCAGGACCGAGCGCTGGTTCGTGGACACCCTGAAGCCCGTGCTCCAGGCCAAGGGCTGGTGGGGGCGCGAGATCGAGCCCGAGACCGGCGAGATCCCGCACCCCGGGCCCACGGGGCGCGCCCCGATGCTGGGGAGCCCGCACCGGCTGCGGACCATCTACCGCACCAACCTGCAGAGCGCCTACATGGCGGGGCGCTGGAAGGCGATGGACGCGGCCCGCGCCACCCACCCCTACCTCCAATATGTGGCGGTGCTCGACTCCAGGACCCGCCCCGGCCATCGGGCGATGCACGGGAAAGTCTTCCGCGCCGACGACCCAATCTGGCACACCCACTCGCCGCCCCTGGGGTTCAACTGCCGCTGCCGCCTGCGCCCGCTCACCGCCCGCGCGGTGGAGCGCGAGGGCCTGGCGCCCTCCAGCTCCGAGGGGCACCTCACCGAGGTCGAGCGGCCGATGAGCGCCCGCGATCCGAATGGGCCGCAAACCATCGTCACGGCGTACAAGGGGCCGGGCATGCAGCGCGCGGTCGCCCCCGACCCGGGGTGGAACTACAACGTGGGGGAGGCGTGGACGAAGCCCTTCACGCCGCCGCCGCTGGACACGCTACCCAGGACCTTTCCCGAGGGCGTCCCCCTCCCTGACCTGCCGGCGCCCGCGAAGATCGAGGCCTCGCGGCTGCTGCCCGAGGGGCGCGCGCCCGAAGAATATGCGCGAGCGTTCCTGGCGGAGTTCGGCGCGAGCGAGCAGAAGCCGCTTGTCTACAGGGACGTGGCGGGCGATCCGGTGGTGATAGACGACGCGCTGTTTCGGGATGGAGCGGGCAACTGGAAGGCGGCGAAGGGCGGGCGCGGTCCTTATATGCGGCTGCTCGCCGATGCCGTTCGGGTGCCGGATGAAATCTGGCTGCGTTGGGAGGAGTCGCGCGATGCGCCTGGAAAATGGCTGCTCAAGCGACGCTACATCAAGACCTTCGAAATCGATGACGGCGCAGGCACCGATACACAATACGGCCTGGCCGTGTTCGAGATAGGCAAGGATGGCTGGACGGGATCGACGGCGATGATCGCAAAACCCGACCGCAGCCCCGCGGCGAGAGCGCGCTACATCGCGCAGCAACGCGATGGCTTCCTGCGCTACAGAAAATGAAAGAGCCCATCGCGCCGCCCCACGATGAGCCACTGTGCGGTTCCTTTGGACGCGTCGGGCGGGAGCTTGTCCGACCGCAATCAGTGATTCCACTATAGCCGGGATCGAGCGCCGTGATCAAGATCGAGGTTGACGACCGGGGCGTGATCGCCGCCCTGAACGAGCTGCTGCGCCGGGGCGGGGACCTCTCGCCGGCGATGGCATCCATCGGCGCCGAGCTGCTCTCCCTCACCGAGGGCGCCTTCGCCGCGCAGGGGCCGGGCTGGCCGCCGCTCGCCCCCTCCACCATCAAGGGGCGCGAGAAGCGGGGCAAGTGGCCCGGCAAGATGCTCCAGCTCTCCGCCGGCGGTCTCGCCGCCTCGATCCAGGTGGAGTCCGGGGCGGATTACGTGGAGATCGGCAGCGCCAAGGAGTACGCCGCCATCCACCAGTTCGGCGGCCAGGCGGGGCGCGGCCACCAGGTCACGATCCCGGCGCGCCGCTATCTGCCCGTGAGCGCCCAGGGCGAGCTCGGCGCCGAAGCCCGCGAGAGCATCCTCGACATCCTGAACGACTACCTCGCGCAGGCGTGGAAGGGTTGAGACTCATGTTGAGCACGTTTCACGCCGCATTCGTGCGGCATTAACAGGGTTGTTTCAGCCCCTCAAAATACCGTCTCATGCAGCGCCTGCACATCTTCCGCCCCGGGCGGCACGTCGCCGCCGACGGGCGCGCTATCGAGTTCACGGCCGAGGACCTCTCGGCCTCCGCGCAAGCCTACGATCCCGCCAAGCACGAGGCGCCCCTGGTGGTGGGCCACCCCGCCCAGGATGCCCCGGCCTACGGCTGGGTCGGGGCGCTCACCGCCGCCGGCGACGGGCTGGAGGCCACGCCCCGCGACGTGGACGCGGCCTTCGCCGAGCTGGTGCGGGCGCGCCGCTTCGCCAAGATCAGCGCCTCGTTCTACCTTCCCGACACGCCCCAGAACCCCGCCCCCGGCGTGTACTACCTGCGCCACGTGGGCTTTCTCGGCGCCCAGCCCCCGGCGGTGAAGGGGCTGAAGCCCGTCGCCTTCGCGGACGCCGAGGCCGGCGTGGTGGAGTTCTCCGACTGGGCGGCGCGCGAGAACGCCTCGCTGTGGCGGCGCCTGCGGGAGTGGATCATCGCCCGGTTCGGGCTGGAGGCCGCCGACCAGGTGGCCCCCGAGTACGCGATCCAGTCCCTGGAGCCCGTGCTCGAGGCGGGTAGCGCAGGCGCCCCGCCTGCTTATTCAGAGTCAACGACCGCAGCCGAGGCGGCTGCACTACAGGAATCCGTAGGGTGCGCCGCGCGCGCCGAGACCGAAGGAGACGTCATGTCCGCAGAAGAGAAGGCGCGCCTCGCCGCGCTGGAAGCCGAGAACGCCACCCTCAAGGCGAACGCCGCGAACTTCGCCGAGCGCGAGGCCGCGATCGCCGCCGAAGAGGACAAGGCCCGCCGGCGCGAGATCGCCGAGTTCGTCGAGGGCCTGGTCAAGGCCGGGCGCGTGCTCCCCCGCGAGCAGGCCGGGCTGGTCGCCTACATGGATTTTGTGGGGGCGGGCGTTCGTCCTTCGACAGGCTCGGGACGAACGGACGAAGAGGGCGCTCCCACCGTGATCGAGTTCACCGAGGGCACCGAGGTGAAGCAGCTCGCCCCCGACGCCTGGCTGCGCGGGTTCCTCGAAGGGCTGCCGGTGCGGGTGGACTTCTCCGAGCGCGCGGCGGCCGCCGCCGAGGGCGACGCCGTGTCCTACGCCGCACCCGCGGGCTACACCGTGGACGCCGCGCAGCTCGATCTGCACCGCAAGGCCAAGGCGTACCAGGCCGCGCACCCGAACAGCGATTACCTGGCGGCGGTCGCCGCCGTCTCGAAAGGAGCATGACGTGAAACAAGGCACCCCCATCCTGACGCTGACGGTCCCTCTCACCGGCACCGTCGTCGCCAACCGCTTCGTCACCGTCGCCGGCGTCCAAGCCGGCGCGGACCTGAACGCCATCGGCGTCGCGCGCACCGCGGGCGTCTCAAGCGACAAGATCGCCGTGGACGTGCTCGGCACCTGCATGGTGGAGGCGGGCGCAGCGATCTCCGCCGGCGCGACGCTCAAGGTGGACTCCAGCGGCCGTGGCATCACCTGGGCCACCTCGGGCGCCAAGGTGGCGCTGGCCCTGGAGGCCGCCGCCGGCGCCGGCGAGCTGATCGAAGTGCTGCTGATTCCGAACGTCGCCTAAGGAGCGAACCACATGGCCACCCAACTCACCCCCGCCCAGGCCCGGGTCATCGATCCGGTCCTCTCCAACGTCGCCCAGGGCTACACCAACGCCGAGCTGGTGGGCGGCGCCCTGTTCCCATTCGTGCCGGTGCTCCAGCGCGGCGGCAAGATCATCACCTTCGGGCGCGAGGACTTCGAGCTCTACGCCACGGGGCGCGCGCCCGGCGCCAACACCAAACGCATCCAGATCGGCTACTCCTCCGGATCCTACGCCCTGGAGCAGCACGCCCTGGAAGGCGTGGTGCCCTTCGAGCTGATGGAGGAGGCGAACGCCGTCCCCGGCATCGATCTCGGCTCGGGCGCGGTGAAGAAGGTGCAGAACATCATCGCGCT